CTACCTTGATTAATACCAGAATTAGTTATTGTAGGCATAGAACCTGGTGATATTTCAACAACTTCAAGTACATCATTAGCTAAAAATCCTAATGATGGACCACAATACCAACCACCATTAACTAATTGAGTGGCACATTTTCTATTATAAGAATTAATAGATGTAGCACAATTATTTGCTCTATAAAGAAATAATTCATAATAATAGAAAACATTTGTAGGAGTTGGAGTTACTGCTGGTGTACTTGTTGGTGTTACAGTATTTGTTGGAGTTACTGAAGGTGTTGTTGTGTTTGTTGTGGTAACTGTAGGCGTTGGAGTTCTTGTTTCAGTTGCTGTCGGTGTTACAGTATTTGTTGGAGTTACTGAAGGTGTTGTTGTGTTTGTTGGGGTAACTGTAGGCGTTGGAGTTCTTGTTTCAGTTGCTGTCGGTGTTAAACCTATAGTAACAGTTGGTGTTGGTGTAATACTCGGAGTTGGAGTCGGTGTTGTTGGAACACCAGTAGAAGGTTGTGGAACATTCATTACAGACGCCCAAACTTGAACAGGTTGTTTTGAACCTTTTGGGTACAACATACTATTAATAGATGGTTGATTAATCGGTTGGTGTGGGTTTGGACTATATGGTCTGATTGGCATATTAATAAATATAATTCGGCTAATGAAAATGGGGAGATTTTAACCTCCCCAAATTTCAAGGTTTTTTTTATGATTGGAATGTGAAACCACCCGCAGTGAATACTGCTGCGATAGTTGTTGTAACATCCACTTCTCTGATTGAAGTTGGTTCGCCTCCAGTCATCGTGATTGCTGTTGCTCCGTTCAAATCTGTATAAGCTTGACCTGAATTCAAAGAACCTGCAGTAACCAATAGACCGTTGTCTAAACCTACCAACCAATATCTGTTGTTGTTATCTTCTACCAATGCGTAAATTGAGTTTTGTGAAACCAAATCTACAAATGTATTTCTTAACGAATTTTGTAGTTTAGGTAAATTTACCACAATTTCAGGTTGGAATGTTACCGACTGAGAAGTTGTGTTAATACCCAAAGTTTCACTTAATGCACTTGATTGTTTTGGTAATTGGAATTGAAACCAAGTACCTGTTCCACCGATTGCAGAAACCATTCCGTCAGTTACTGTGTAACCAGTAATTGTACTTCCTGAACCTCCTAACAACCACATTGTACGTAAACCACCTGTTGAAGCGGTACGACAATCAAGGGTGTATCCTGTTGCTATAAAACATGCTGCCATAATTTTTCTATTTCTTTATAAGTTAATAGTTTATGGATTAAGATTTACACAAGCAGAATGAATCTACATCAAATATTCCTAATCCGTAAGTTACGTGTGCTTGAATTTTTACGATGTCCTCAAAAGGGTCATAAATTGACTTTACAGTCATGATTTCGTTGTTCATTCCAACCATGTAGTATCCCGCAGCACCTGCGTAGTAAGCGTTAACACCATCAAGACCAACTGTAGGAATAACTTTTACGTTAGTACCAGGTAACATTAATACCCAATCAGCACCTGAAGTAGTTCCAGCAGTGTCCATTGTGAACAAGTTCACGAATGAATTGTTTCTCATAGAAGCAACCAAACCTCTGTAGTTAGCGTAAGAACAGAAGATAGTTAAATCGTCTCTGTGTAATACGTTTGCAGGGATGTTTTGGTAGATTGTAGTAAATACATCAAGACCATTTGATGGAGTTGCTGCTGAGTAAGCGATTTGTGTAGCACCGTTTCCTGAAGTAATTAATTTTGTAACACCATTGAAACAAGCGTTATCATAAATTGTTGAACCAGTACCAGTGTTGTTCTGCCAAAGTTGTTTTTCAACTTGGTTTGCGATTCTGTTTGAAATATCTGTCAAGATTACTTCTTCAAACGGAACTGTCTCTTGGAAGTTTGCGTTTGTTAAAGATTGAGACAAATAAGTATCATACAAATCGTATGGACACAATTGTTGGTTCACTTTTTTATTACATAAGTCTACAGTAACTAAGTTTTGCGTTGTTGCTCCTGTTGGGTCAAATCCGCAACTCAAATCTTGTAAAATTACATCGTTGGTTACAAAACCTACTTTTTCAGTTGTTCCTTTTAAGTTTGGTCTGATTGTAGCATACTTTGGAAGAGTTAATCCCAAAATCGCTTTAATCAACATGTCAGAACCGTATGAGTTATACGTAGGTAAATTAGTTAAGTCATAGTTAAATGACAATTTTTTCTTATTTTCCATTTTAATTTTATTTTATTTTTTTGTTTATTTTCTTAATGACTTGATAATTTCCAATTTCTTATCAGCAATTGATTCTCTATAATCAGTAAAAGACTCAGTATAAGTTTTCTTTTCTTCTACTGCTTTTCTTTCTGGTAATTTCTTGAAACTATCAAAGTCGGTTTTTAATGAGTTTAACTCGGTTTTGAACTTTCCGTTCATTGAATCAACTAAAGCCAATAATTGACCCATTGATTCTTTAATGTCGTTAATGTCTTTTGAAAAATCAGAATTCATCATTGACGGTTTCATCATGTCTTCAGAATCTTCTTCTTCAACATTTTCTCTTTGGGTGATGATACCATCTTTAACTTGAATTCTAATTTTGTTTTCATTACCACTCTCGTCTTTTAATACAACTTGTTTTTCACCATCAGAACAAGGTTCTTTTGAACCATCTTCTTTAACTGTGTAAACTTTTTCACCGACATCAAAGGTTGTTGATTCAAGAATTTGACCCTGAGCATCTTTGGCTTCAGTGTATTCCATCATTGAATCATCTTCAGAATTTACTTCTGATTTCATGTCTTGGTCTTTTTTTGCAATTGCGATTATTGTAGACTCACCATCCAATGAAACAATAAAACCATCTCTGGTTTCATGTTCACCCATCGGTGCTGGTACAAGAGTGCCGTCTTTTACAATAAAGAGAGTCTGACCTACTTCCAATTCTGCATCAGAATTGTTTGTAACTTCAGTTGTTCCATCAACCAAAAATGTTGAAGAGAAGTTTTCTTTCTTGAATTGTAAACCTAACAATTTAACGATGTTGTTAATTGCTTCTGTAGCATTCATAATTTTTTTAATCTTTTATTTTATTTAATATGTTTATGATTTCTTGTAATAAATATTCATCATTTTTTAGACGGGAAAAATTGGTAATAAAATTACCCTCAACAGAGAACCCTTTTACCTTACCAGTCTTGATGAAATTATTCCAAATGTTATCTCCTTCTTTTGTATCCAACACTTTGAATCCACCCATCCAAGTACCATCAGGGAGATTATCCCTGTTGAAACCCAGTTCATATGCTTTATCTGATTTACCAGTAACTAACCAAGACTCAACCATAACAACATCTGACATCTTTTGTTCTGTGTGTTCGTAGTTGGTTTGGTCCATCCTCTTTTCAATCATATAAAGGTTTTGAATTTTTTCTATTACTTGAGGTGAGAATTTAACATAATACTTTTCATTGGTTACTTCATCCAATCTTGGAATTAACATGTTTGGAATCATCAATGGAGAATAAACCATTCTCTTTTCAGTATCTGCTTTAAATGTTTGTTGTGACATATTTTGAGAAACAATGTAAGCCACCTCAGACTTTCTTTTTGTTATCTCATTATAATATCCGTTATTAGGCATTTCTTTTGGTGGAGTACCAGCAAGTCCTTCTGCCATGCCTTGGTCAGAAAGAACATCACCTTGAGCGATAAACTTTCTCCAAGCGTGAACACAATTTGGACCACCTTTATACAACCATTTTGAGTATGGTTGACCCTCATGACCAAACTCACTATTTGTATCTCTTAAAACATCTATTTCAACTCTACGGAAATATCTATCTTCAATACTCATACAAAAATCTCTATCAGGAGAACCTTCTTGAATTACTCTATCGTACTTAAAATAATTTGTTGGGGTTTTATGGTTTAATCGTTTTATTTCATCTTCAGTTCTACCCCTCATTGCTCCAACAACTGCTTCAAACTTTTGTAAGTCAGTTCTTCTTAAATAAGTTAATAAGTTTTTTACTTCCAACTCTTCGTCAGAATAATTGTATTCCACTGGTTCACATGTAAAACAAAATTGTTGACCTATTCTTCCAAGTTGTTTAATTACATCTTCATTGTTGTCGTAGTGTCTTGTAATTCTTAAATCTTTAATCTTTTGAACTTTCATTCTATTTGAACCTGTTGCAAAGATTTTATCATGTGGAATTCCCAATTCATCAGCAAGTGGATATATCCCTTGTTTTGAACCTCTTGCTGATATGATATACACATCAGAACCACTCCTAATTTCACCCATAGCAAGTCCACGACCCTTTGGAGTATTCAGAGTATCATCGTAATCAAATGAGACCTTCTGACCTATAGCAAAATCCTCAGATTTACTTTCACAAATGGCGTATGCTTGGTCAGGGTCATAACCTTCGTTCTTAATTAGGTATGCCGTACAACGTGAAACATAATCCTTTTTCTCTTCACCTGATTCTCTTTCAACAAATAACACAGGTTTGATTAACATGTCATTACTTGTATCACCACTTGGGTAATTTACATAACCAGGTAATGATGGTTCATATTCCATTTTCTCATTACTCTTTGGATGTTTTGCTGGTAATAAATCATAATCTGTTGTGTATTTTGGATTTTCAGGTCTACCATTTTTAATAAGGTATAAGAACGCATTTACTCTTGCATATGCCCATTGTTCTGCAGATTTTACTTGAGGTGAGTGAGACGTATTAAACGCACCCAATCCTCTTTGAAATACAGATTTTAATGCTCCCAAACTGGCTTTTCCATATTTGGTATTTGATTCTTTTTCGTTGAAATCATCAACCTTTCCCTGTAAAGTTTTTTCTTGTGCTGCTGTAACTTCAGCACCTCTTTTTCCACTAGCATCACCTTTTGCTGAACCTTCACCCTTTGGGTCTTTGTTTGGTGTATCTGATTTTGGTGCTTTATCACTTTCTTT